CGGAGCAGATTATAAGTCTGGCGCTATGCATTATATAGTCGGTCAAGATGTTTTAGGTGGAAGCTACGGAATACATCTTATACAACATGACATTCAAGCTAAGTCTTATAAAATCTGGATTATGAAAAAAGATGAGGTTTTGCTTTGGAAAGAATTTAAGTGTACAATGCCTATATCTTTAGAATATAACATAAACTTTTAATGAAATCTCCTTACTCGTTTATTGTTAAGCCTTATAACAATAGAAGGTATGACAATATTAAATCTTATGGTGATATAGAATTTATTACCAGTACTTCTGAAGAAGATCACAAATCTTCAAATCGCTTTGCTATTGTTATAGCAACTCCGATTAATTACACAGGCCCTATAAAAGAAGGTAACATACTTTTAGTACATCATAATGTTTTTAAGTTTTATAATGATATGTATGGTCGTAGAAAAAGCGGTAAAAGCTTTTTTAAAGACGATCTATTCTTTGTCGATCCTGATCAATTTTATCTTTACAAAACTAACGAAAAATCTAAATGGATGGGGTATGATAAATATTGCTTTATTAAACCATTAGAAGCTCAAAACTCTTATTTAAACAAAAATTCTAAGAACGAACCATTAAGAGGTACTGTTAGGTATATAAATGACGAGTTGATAGAGAAAGGGGTTAAGATTGGTGATCAAGTATTATACGAGCCAGAATCTGAATATGAGTTTGTTATTGATGAAGAAAAGCTTTACAGGATGTTTACTAAAAATATAACTGTAGTGTTATGATTAAATTTTATGAAGAAGTTATTTATAATCCTGACGATTATGTAAATAAAATACTAAAAGAAGGTTTTTATGATTTACCTGACGGAGACAATTTATTTAAAAATGTTTGTAAAAAAGGTAAAGATGAGTTTTATAATTTTCTTGCCAAAACTATACCTGAATATGATATTGTTTTAAATTTTGTTCGTAAATCCCCTTTAGGTCAAATAGAACCTAACTATATTCATACTGATGAAATGATGGGTGAATTAACCGCTATTCTGTATTTAAATAAAGTTTATCCAAGTGGATACGGAACAACTCTGTATGATGAAAACAAGAATGATATGTTAGTATATAATGCAACATACAATTCTGTTTTTATATTTCCATCAAATATAAATCATTCACGAAACACTTTAAATAATTTTGGTAAAGATGATGAATCAAGATTGGTTCATGTTGCTTTTTTAAATAAAAAAAAATGAATGATTTTCAAAAAATGCTTAATGAATTGAATATAAACGTGGATGATTTAAATAAATATATAGAATCTAAGGATTTTGAAAATTTAGCAGGACCAGTTGTAGACGATAATAATAATAACTATAAAGTTTTAAAATCTAAAATAGAAGGGAAAGGAATATTTGCTAACAAAGAATTTACAAAAGGAGATGTTATTGGTTATGGTCAATTAAATAAAACAAGAACGTTAGCTGGAAGATACACAAATCATTCTAATTTAAATAACGCTAAATTTTATTATATTAGAGAAAACAATAATTGTATTTTAATTGCTGAAAAAAAAATTTTATTAAATGATGAAATATTGGTAAATTATAGACATCATACTTATAATAAAGAATATTATGAGAAAAAAAAGTAGGTCTAAAAAAAATACAGAGTTTTTTGAAAAAACAGATAAAGCAAAAATTAAATATAATCGAAATAAAGATGGATATAAAAAACATAAAAAAAGAGATTATAAAAGCTGGTGAGTCTGCTGTATTACAACTTATAAAAGTTGCAAAAGAAGATATTATTAAGTATGATAAAGATGATGAGCTGGCAGCTGATAGATTAAAAAATGCAGCCGCTACAAAAAAACTTTGCATTATGGATGCTTTTGAAATTATAAAAAAAATACAAGAAGAAAAAGATTTATTAGAAGGAATTGATACTAAAATAAATAATACACCAAAGGGATTTGCAGAATCAAGATCAAAATAAAATATATACCGAGCTTAAAAATATAGTTCCCAAAAATGTTTTAAGTACAAAAAACAAAGCAAAAACTTGGGCATATGGATATAATGAAAAGTATAATTTTGTTGTTATATCAAAAACAGGTCAAATTCAAGACATTATTAATATTAGTGGCTTAAATGTTGCACTTCCCAAACCTCCTAAAGACATTTTTAAAAGATCTAAAAAAAAAGAAGATCAATACTGGAAACCTAAAACACTACCAAAACAATTAACAAGAATTAAATCTATATTTCAATGGCATGATACTCCTTCGAGTTTTAAAAATGAATGGGTAGATTATATTGAAAACGAATTTAATCTTAGAGAAGAAGGTTTTTGGTTTATGAATAAAGGAATTCCTACTTATATTACTGGAACACATTATATGTATTTACAGTGGACTAAGATTGATGTTGGATTTCCAGATTTTAGAGAAGCCAATAGAATATTTTATATTTTTTGGGAAGCCTGTAAGGCAGATAAAAGAAGTTTTGGAATGGACTACTTAAAGATTAGACGTTCTGGATTTTCATTTATGGCATCATGCGAGGGTGTTAACATGGGTACAATTACCAAGGATGCTCGTATAGGTATACTTTCTAAAACAGGATCTGATGCAAAAAAAATGTTTACAGATAAAATTGTTCCTATATCTAATAATTATCCATTCTTTTTTAAACCTATACAAGATGGTATGGATAAGCCAAAAACTGAATTAGCTTACAGAGTTCCTGCTGCAAAAATAACTAAAAAAAATATGTATTTAAACGAAGAGCAAGAGCTTGAGGGGTTAGATACTACTATTGATTGGAAGAATACTGGAGACAACAGTTATGATGGTGAGAAGCTTAGATTACTTCTGCATGACGAAAGCGGAAAGTGGGAGCGTCCTGATAATATTTTAAACAACTGGAGGGTTACAAAAACCTGCCTTAGATTAGGTAGTAAAATAGTTGGTAAGTGTATGATGGGTTCTACATCTAATGCGTTAGAAAAAGGTGGTGGTAATTTTAAAAAATTATATAACGATTCTAATGTGGGATCACGAAACTCTAATGGTCAAACTAAAAGTGGGTTATATTCACTTTTCATTCCAATGGAATGGAATATGGAAGGCTTTATAGACAGGTATGGAATGCCTGTATTTAATAATCCATCAAGTCCAGTTTTAGGTATTGACGGTGAGATGATACATCAAGGCGCTATAGACTATTGGCAAAACGAAGTTGATTCATTATCAAATGATCCAGATGCTTTAAATGAGTTTTACAGACAGTTTCCAAGAACAGAGTCGCACGCATTTAGAGACGAAAGTAAGCAGTCACTTTTTAATTTAACTAAAATATATCAACAAATTGATTATAACGACTCTTTAATAATGGGCCAAAATATAACTCAAGGATCATTTTCTTGGGAAAACGGAATTAAAGACACCAGGGTTATTTGGAGTCCAGATAAAAGAGGAAGATTTTTTGTATCTTGGTTACCTGAAATGTCTTTGCAAAATAATGTGACATTAAAAAACGGTAGAAAATATCCAGGGAATGAACATATTGGTTCATTTGGTTGTGACTCTTATGACATTTCAGGAGTTGTAGTTGGTAAAGGCTCTAACGGTGCTTTACATGGTATGACTAAATTTAATATGGATAACGCTCCAAGTAATGAGTTTTTTTTAGAATATATCGCACGTCCTCAGACTGCTGAAATATTTTTTGAAGAAGTGCTAATGGCTTGTGTGTTTTATGGTATGCCAATATTGTGTGAAAACAATAAACCTCGTTTGTTATATCATTTTAAAAACAGAGGGTATAGAGGGTTTAGTATGAACAGACCTGATAAAAGATTTAATAAATTATCAAAGACAGAAAAAGAATTAGGTGGTATACCTAACTCAAGTGAGGATGTAAAACAATCTCATGCTTCTGCTATAGAATCTTACATAGAAAAACATGTAGGTTTAGATTTAATTCAAAGTTATAGAGATAGTGATGAAATGGGTGTAATGTATTTTCAAAGAACATTAGAAGATTGGGCGAAGTTTGATATTAACAACAGAACTAAGTTTGATGCTTCCATAAGTTCAGGATTAGCTATAATGGCTAATCAAAAACACCTGTACACACCATCTAAAGAAAAATCAAAAATAAGCATTAACTTTGCAAGATATAATAATAAGAATTCAGTTAGTCAATTACTTAATAAATGAAAGACGTAAAGATACAAGTAAATGCCTCTGCATTTCCAGACCAATTTGTTTCTGACTCTGTAAAAGACACGATGGAGTTTGGACTACAAGTTGGACAAGCAATACAATACGAATGGTTTAGGAGAGACAGTGGATCTTGTCGGTTTTATTCACAATGGGGTGATTTTAACAGACTAAGACTTTATGCTCGAGGTGAACAATCAGTTGCTAAATATAAAAACGAATTAGCTATAGATGGTGATTTAAGTTATTTAAATTTAGACTGGACACCAGTGCCTATTATTCCTAAATTTGTTGACATTGTTGTTAATGGAATGAATGATAGACTTTTTAAAATAAAAGCTGTTGCTCAAGATGCTTTGTCAGCAGAAAAAAGAAATGAATATCAAGAAATGATTGAGGGCGAAATGCTCGCTAAACCATTACTACAACAAATAGAGTCAGATTTTGGGGTAAATGTGTTTCAAACAAAAGAAGAAGATTTACCAGAAACAGACGCAGAGTTAGAGCTTTTCATGCAAATGAATTATAAGCCTGCTATTGAAATTGCAACAGAAGAAGCAATTGATACTTTATTTCAAGAAAGTCATTATAGTGACACGAGAAAAAGAGTTGACATGGACATTACTACGTTAGGTATTGGGATGGCAAAACATATATTTCTTCCAGGAGAAGGTGTAAGAGTTCAGTATGTTGATCCTGCAAATGTAGTTTACAGCTATACAGAAGATCCTTATTTTAAAGATACATTTTATTGGGGTGAAATAAAAACAGTTCCAATAACGGAATTAATAAAAATAGATCCTTCATTAACTAATGAAGATTTACAAGAGATATCTAAATATAGTCAATCATGGTACGACTATTATAATTCACAGCAGTTTTATGAAAATAGTATGTTTCATAGAGACACAGCTACATTGTTGTATTTTAACTATAAAACTACTCACACTTTTGTCTATAAAAAGAAAAAAACTTCTAATGGAACTTATAAAGTTGTAGAAAAAGATGATCAATTTAATCCTCCTCAAGAAATGATGGATGAGGGTGATTTTGAAAAAATAACTAAAACTATTGATGTTTGGTATGACGGTGTAATGGTTATGGGAACTAACATAATGCTTCAATGGAAATTGGGCGAAAACATGGTTAGACCAAAATCAGCAAGTCAATATGCTATGCCAAATTATGTAGCGTGTGCGCCAAAAATGTATAAAGGACAATTGGAGTCTTTAGTGAGACGAATGATTCCATTTGCTGACTTAATTCAAGTAAGTCATTTAAAAATTCAGCAAGTTGTTTCAAGAGTTGTTCCAGATGGTGTTTTTATAGATGCTGATGGTTTAAATGAAGTTGACTTAGGTACTGGAAATGCTTACAACCCTGAAGATGCTTTAAGGCTTTACTTTCAAACAGGTAGTGTTGTTGGAAGAAGTTATACTCAAGATGGAGAGTATAATAACGCAAGAGTTCCTATTACCCAGTTAACCGCAAATAGTGGCGCAAGTAAGATGCAAATGCTTATTGGCAACTATAATCATTATTTAGATATGATAAGGTCTGTAACAGGTTTAAATGAAGCGCGTGACGGTTCGTCTCCTGATCCAAACTCTTTAGTTGGGGTTCAAAAATTAGCTGCATTAAATTCAAACGTAGCGACAAGACATATTTTAAACGCAAGTTTATATATAACAAAAACTTTAGCTGAATGTTTATCTATACGAACAGCAGATGTTTTAGAATATGCGGATTTTAAAGATGAGTTTGCTATGCAGATTGGTAAATATAATTTATCAATATTAGATGATATTAAAAACTTGTATTTACATGACTTTGGAATATTTATAGACCTTATGCCAGATGAAGAACAAAAAGCCATGTTGGAGCAAAACATACAAATGGCTCTGTCTAAAGAAAATATAAGTTTAGAAGATGCAATAGATATTAGAGAAATTTCTAATATAAAAATGGCTAATCAATTACTTAAAGTAAAACGAAAAGCTAAAGAAGACAGGGAACAGCAGCAGCAAATGCAACAACAGCAAATGCAAGCGCAAATGCAAATGCAAGCGCAACAAGCTCAAGCTCAGTTAGCAATGCAGACACAGCAGGCTGAAACACAATCTAAGATGGCCTTGAAAGAAGCAGAGATTAGTTTTGATATACAAAAATTGCAAAAAGAAGCAGAATTAAAAAAACAATTAATGGAAGTGGAATTCCAAATGCAAATGCAATTAAAAGGCTTGGAGGCTTCTAATTTACAATCGAGAGAATCCGAAAGGGAAAAAGCAAAAAACAATAGAATAAGTCAACAGTCTACTCAAACGTCTAAAATGATAGAACAAAAGAAGAGAGACTTACCAGCAATAAACTTTGAATCTAATGAAGATAGTTTAGATGGTTTTGATTTAGCTGAGTTTAATCCAAGATAAATAAAGTAATGATAGAAAAAACATCAGGGCCACAATTGAATCAAGTAAGATCTGATTTTAATAAAAGAGTCACAAAAAAAGCTATGTTAGGCAAGACTAAAAAAATACAATGGGAAGCCAGACGAAGGTTTTCTAATATTTAAAACCGCCTAAAATATAATTAAAATAAGTATTAACTTTGTTAAAAATAAAATCAAATGGAATTTAAAGTAAAAGCAGTAGACGGAAATGTCGAAGAAAAATCAAGAGCGCAAGTTGAAGAAGCTTTATTAAAAGAACACGCTGAACAATTTGAACAACAAAACACAGAAAAACCTATCGATAAGATAGATTTATCTGGAAAAGAAAATTCACCTGTCGAAGAACAGCCAAAGGAAGCGTTAAAAGAGGCTGCTGCTGATTTTTCAAAAGAAACAGAGGTAAAAGAAGAAGATGTTCTTGGTTATATTAAGAACAGATATGATAAGAATATATCATCAGTAGATGAATTATTTTCTGAAAAAGAACTAAATGATGAGCTACCTGAAGATGTTTCTAAGTATTTAAAATATAAACAGGAAACTGGACGTGGTATTAATGACTTTTATAAATTACAAAAAGACATTGATAGTATGGAGGATGATACCATACTTGCTAATTATTATGAATCGACTGAAGATGGTTTAGACTCAGAAGATATTCAAGATATTATTGCAGACAAATTTTCTTATGATGAAGATTTAGATGATGAAAAAGATATTAGAAAAATAAAATTAGCTAAAAAAAGAGAACTTTCTAAAGCAAAGAAATTTCTTAATGAACAGAAAGATAAATATAAAGTTCCTCTTGAGTCAAGTGGGGGCGGATTGTCCGAAGATCAGCAAGATGATTTAGATGCATATAAAAAGTATATAGAGGAATCTAAAAGTATTGAAGAAGTAAATAGGAAGAGATACAATTATTTCTTAGATAAAACCGAGTCGGTTTTTAACAACGAGTTCAAAGGTTTTGAATTTTCAGTTGGTGATAAAAATATTTCTTTTAAACCAGGAGACGCACAAGAGCTAAAAAATGTCCAATCTGACGTTAACAATTTCGTTAACAAATTTATGGATAAAGATGGTTTAATTAACGATCCTGTAGGATATCATAAAGCCTTTTCGGTTGCTATGAATCCTGATAAATTTGCTAAACACTTTTATGACCAGGGTGTTGCCGCAGCTGTAGATAATGTTTCAAGAAAATCTAAAAACATAAATATGGATGTAAGACAACAATCTCAATCGGTTTCTAAAAACGGAATCACGATTAGACCTATGAATGTAAGTAATGATAGTGGAAGAGGACTCAAAATTAAAAGTAGAAAAAATAATTAATAAAAAAACAAAATTATGGCAGTAAATGTAACTCCAGGATTTGACTTGCAGCCAAGTGCGCAGCAAACTCCTTTATCAACAAACTACATAACTAACTTTGACTTCTTGAATCAGTATCTTCCTGATACTTATGAAAAGGAATTTGAGCGTTATGGAAATAGAACAGTAGCTTCATTCTTAAGAATGGTAGGTGCTGAAATGCCTTCTAACTCTGACCTTATCAAGTGGGCAGAACAAGGAAGATTACACACTAAATATCAAGCTTGTACATCTGCAGCAGCAGCAGGAGCTGATGATGGTGTTTGGACTATTCCAAATAACATTACTAACTTTAACCCAGCTTTAGGTGGAACATCAAGTCAAGCAGCTTTAAGAGCTGGACAGACTGTAATGATCTCTGACAACACAGCAGGTTCAACTTTACAAAACAAAGGTATTATTACTGTAGCTCCAACAGCTGCTAATCCAAACCAAGTTACAATTGCTTATTATGAAGCGGCTGGACAATCTATGGCAGCAGCAACATCATGTGATATATTTGTATATGGTTCTGAATTTGCAAAAGGAGTAAGCGGAATGCAAGGTTCTTTAGAATCTGATGATTTTATCTTCCAAAACAAACCAATCATTATCAAAGACAAATATTCTGTTTCTGGTTCTGATATGGCTCAAATTGGATGGGTAGAAGTTACATCTGAAAATGGTGCATCTGGATACTTATGGTATTTAAAATCTGAACACGACACAAGATTACGTTTTGAAGATTACTTAGAAACAGCAATGATTGAAGCAGTACCAGCAGCAGCAGGTTCTGGTGCAGGAGACTACTTACAAGGTACAGCAGCAGGTGCTTCTGTAGCAGGAGAGTCTGGATCTGAAGGAATTTTCTATGTAGTTGGACAAAGAGGTAATGTATTTGGTGGAGGAAATCCAACAACTTTAGCTCAGTTTGACAACATTATTCAAAGACTTGACAAGCAAGGATCTATTGAAGAGAATGTTATTTTTGTAGATCGTCAGTTTTCATTTGACATTGATGACATGTTAGCAGTACAAAACTCTTACGGAGCAGGTGGTACTTCTTACGGTTTATTTGACAATGACAAAGACATGGCTTTAAACTTAGGTTTCACAGGATTCCGTAGAGGATATGACTTTTACAAGTCTGACTGGAAATACTTAAATGATCCTACAATGAGAGGTGGTCTTAATGCAGGTAAAGTCAATGGACTTTTAGTTCCAGCTGGATCTACAACTGTATACGATCAAATTTTAGGCAAGAACGCAAAGCGTCCTTTCTTACACGTTCGTTACAGAGCTTCAGAGACTGAAGACAGACGTTACAAATCTTGGATTACTGGTTCAGCTGGTGGAGCAAGAACAAGTGACTTAGATGCAATGGAAGTAAACTTCTTGAGTGAAAGAGCTGTATGTACTTTAGGTGCAAACAACTTCTTCCTATTTCAAGATTCATAGTAAATAGTAGTAATATTTACCCTCGTTATAATGACGAGGGTAATTATTTTTTTTAAAAATCAAATTAAATTATATTATAATGAAATCAAAAAAAGAACAGTACAAAGCGAAAGCTTATCGATTAAAAGGAGATAAATCTCCTCTATCTTACATGTTGTCTTCAAGACACTCACAAAGATCACCCTTATTACATTTTGACGAAGAACAAGGAAATAACAGACCTTTACGTTATGCTCGTAATCAAAAGTCACCTTTTGAAGATGAACAGGATGGTAATGCTATCTTAGAACCTATTGTGTTTGAAGATGGAATGCTTTCAGTTTCAAAAGAAAATCAAGTTTTACAAAAATTTTTAGAACTACATCCAAGTAATGGATATGTATTTGAGGAAATAAACCATGAACGTGATGCTGCTGTTGAATTAGAGTGGGTTGAGTTTGAGTTGGAAGCTCAAATAGAAGCTAAAAAAATAACTAAAGATATTTCTAAACTTACACAAATATGCAGAGTATTAATGGGTAACGCTGTAGAAAAAATGACAACAGCTGAATTAAAAAGAGACATATTAGTTTATTCTAAAAATAATCCTCATGACTTTTTAGATACTGTAAACGATCCTATGTTAGAGCTTATGGATGATGTTTACCAATTTTTTAATTTATCCTTTTTAACTTTAAGAAATAATGGAAAGGATGTATATTACAATCTTCCAAACAATAAAAAGAAAATGCTAACAGTTCCTTTTGGAGAAGATAAAAACTTTATTGTAGCATCTTTCATGAAAAGCGATGATGGTTTAGAAGTTTATAAACTATTAAAAAATAAATTAAAATAAAACTAACTAACCAGAAAGAGAAAGTCGCCTAATAAGGTGACTTTTTTTTTACTATCTTTGTACTTTATTAACCCATTAAAAACTTTTTATAAAATGGCAAAATTTCTTAAAATTTCGAATGCTCCTATTACTGGTCAATTAATCAGTCTTGACGGAGTCAAAGCTATTGCTACAGCAACAGCAACAGCTACAGCAGTTACAATTGATTATGTTGATGGAACTACTACTACAGTAACAACAGCGGCTCAAGTAGGGCATGATGTTTACAATTCTATATTAGATAATATGGAAGTAGCATTAGCTACATCTTGGCAAAAACCTTACTTTGAGGTTTTATTACCGAAAGCTGTTACAAGTATTGTTAATGCTTAATAAGCAAATTAACTAACCAATACCTTAAGAGGCTACAAAAAAAAGTAGCCTCTTTTTTTTTGCTATCTTTGTAAAAAGAATTAATTATGCCTATAAATGAAGTACGAAATACTGTATTAGCAATAGCCAATAAAAATAATTACGGATATATATCACCATCAGATTTTAATCTTTATGCTGGTCAAGCACAAATGGATATGTTTGAAGATTATTTTTATCAATACAATAATCAATTAATAAAAGAAAACCAAAGAACTTCTGGCACTGGTTACGCAGATATTACTAAAGGTTTAGCAGAAGTTATTGATACTTTTTATGTAAACACACCTTTATTAAATTCAGCAACAACACAGCTGGGTGGTATACAAACTAATTTGTATACACTGCCTTCTGATTATTATTTAATTAATAAAATGATGGTATATACAAAAGAGTTAGCTGCAGGTACTACAACCTCAACCAATGGTGGCAGTGTGGCTGTAAACGACACTACAGCAGATTTTATTGCAGCAGGAGTAGAGCCTGGAGATATAGTTTCTACTATTACAGGGGGAGTGGTTTATAATACAGTAATTTCTCAAGTTGTTAGCGCAACAAATCTTTTGGTTTTTCCAACAGCTGGTGCGCTGGTGTGGAATGCTATAGGGAAAACATATAACATATATTCTGCTAATAATATTATAGAAGCTGAAAGAGTTGCTCAAAGTAAAATTACAATGTTAAACAATTCTGTTTTGACAAGACCAAATATTGGCTACCCTGCATATACACAAGATGCTTTAGTGGCCCAAGCTTATCCAAATACAATAAATAAAATAGGTCAGTTTACATCTCAATATGTAAGGTATCCTCTTCCTCCGAATTGGACTTACGCTTCATTATTAGGAGGAGAGCCTTTGTTTGATCCAACAGCTGGAGATTACCAAGACTTTGAATTGCCATTATCTGATGAGCCTATGCTTGTTGCTAAAATATGTCAATACGTAGGGCTTGAGATAAGAGAGGCTGATGTATTAGCTTTTGGTCAAAATTTAGAAATAACTGAAAACCAACAACAATCATAATTATGGCATATATAAACGATTACGCATATTATCAAAATTCAGGAAATAACCCTTCCGATGCTAACTGGGGTTCTTATCAGTTTGTTTCTTTGTCAGATATAGTTAACAATTTCATGTTAATGTATCAAGGAAATCATGAGCTTATAAATAATATAGAAAGATACCAAGTTTTATTTCACGCAAAAAGAGGAATACAAGAATTAAATTATGACGCAATGAAGGAAATAAAAATTCTTCAGTTAGACGTTACTAATCAATTACGATTTGTACTACCTCCTGACTATGTAAACTGGGTTAGAATTTCTCAAATGGTAAATGGTGTTTTACATCCTTTATCAGAAAACATTCAAACTAATTGGTCTTCAGCATATCTTCAAGACAATAATTCTAATATTTTATTTGATCAAGATGGAAATGCATTAAGTCCTCAAGAGTCTGAGGTTAACTTAAATCAGATGTCAACAACAGCTCCAAGTATTTACTTAAACTCAAGTAGTCCGTATAACGGATCTGAAGGTTGGAATATAAATGGGGTATGGTGTTTTAATTATTCAATTGGATCTCGTTTTGGTTTAAATACCGAAACAGCTAATTCTAATCCAACTTTTACTATTGACAAGCAATCAGGAGTTATAAATTTTAGTAATATGATAGCCTCTTCTTCAGTTGTTTTAGAGTATGTATCCGATGGTATGGAAAATGGCGTTGACACTGATGTTCACGTAAATAAACTATTTGAACAATATATATATGCATATATTAGATACTCTATATTAAACGGAAGAGTTGGAGTAACAGAGTATGTCGTTAATAGAGCGAGAAAAGATAAATCTTCTTTATTAAGAAATGCAAAAATAAGATTAAGCAATATACATCCTGGTAGACTATTAATGAATTTACGAGGCCAGAATAAATGGATAAAATAATATGGGGAAGTCTGAAATAGTTACAACTAATTTTATTGCAGGTAGAATGAATAAGTCCATAGACGAGAGATTGCTTCCTCCTGGGGAGTATATTGACGCTATGAATGTTCGCTTAGGATCTACGGAAACAACTGAAATAGGCGCTGTTGAAAACTCAAGAGGTAATGAACAACTTACTTCACTTAGTTTTGAAGGAGTTCCTTTGTCGTCAACTGCAGTATGTATAGGTGCTTATGAAGATGGTATGAGAGAGAATATTTATTGGTTTATACACGATGGAGATTTTTCTACAAAAGTTGGTGGTGTAGACTTAATAGTTTCTTTTAATACTCAAAATCAAGTTGTTAGATATCATGTAGTTTCTACTTCGGTATTAAACTTTGATCCTGAATATTTAATAACCGCAGTTGATTTAGTAGATGGAGAGTTGTTGTTTTTTACAGACGACCTAAATCCACCTCGAATGATAAATGTAGGAAGAAATTATCCTTTTCCAGTTGGAAATACAGATCAAATTGTGGAAGAAGACATATCTGTAATAGTTAAACCGCCTGGGTTTGAAGATGTTGTTGGATCAAATGTTAGTTTACCTGCCCCATTAGTTCAGCTTGTAAATCTACCTGGTAATGAAAATTACTTAAAAGAACGATTTATTTGTTTTGCTTATAGATATAGATATGAGGATAATCAATATAGCGCTACTTCATTATTTACAAAACCAGCCTTTGCAGCAAGTACGTTTGCTTTTGATACAAGAAATTATTTAAATGGTGGGATGGTTAATAGGTATAACGGAGCAGTTATAACCTTTAATACTGGTAGTAAGCGTGTTTTGGAAATTGACTTGCTTTATAAAGAGACAACTTCAAACTCAATTTTTGTAATAGAAAGATTTAAAAAAGAAGACTATGGATGGGCGGACAATACGTCTAAGACTTATTCTTTTACAAATAGTAAAATATACACAACGATTGGTGGAGATGAACTGTTAAGACAATACGACAATGTTCCAAGATTAGCAAAAGCTCAAACAATTATGAGTAATAGATTGTTTTACGGAAACTTTGTAGATGGATATGACTTTAGAAGAAACAGCGCTAATGGTTCAAATATTGCTTTAAATTATTCAACTACCTACATTTCTAAAAATGTAGATTTTATAACTTTAGAAATGCCAGAACCTGGAAACGGAAGTGCTTATACTATTTCTGGAACAACTGAAAATATAGAAAACAGTAAAATCACTGTAAACTTAGCAGAAATTTCAGACAAACTAAAGGCAGGTGCTGTAATAGGTTTTTCTTTTAGGTTTGAACACGCTAAATTAACAGGAACAACTACTACTGATTGTTACATTTCTAATAATGAATTTAAAAACTCAATTTTTCCACTAACAGTTAGTGTTACTTTAAGTGAGGATTATTCTTCTGTTTATGATTTTTTAAGTTCAGCTCAGTTTCAAGATGCAATAGGAACAGGTATATTATCAGACGGAAGATTTCAAACTTTGCCATTAGCAGATACAGGAGGTTCTTTAACAGATTTGTTTAATAATACATTATCCTCTCCAGCAATAGACTGTACGTTTACTAAGTTTAATAGTAGTATAACAGACGCAACCGCACAACAAGGTTTTGCATTGACAGGTGTTTCTCCAGGATCTGATACATTTGAGTTGCAGGTACTTGCAATGAATTATCAATCTATAGATTCTACAGATCCAAACGCTCCAATAACAACAAATATGTTTGAGTTTTTTAGATTTATTTCTGGAAATATTACATTTAGCTCAGACAATGATACTACAAGTTTGCATAGTAATAGGGATTACGAAACAGGAATTGTGTATATGGACGAGTATGCTCGTGCTTCTACAGTATTAGTTTCTGAATATAATACAGTTTATATTGAGCCAGCAAATTCAGTTAGTGTAAATAAAATTTTAGTTCAAATAAATAGCATCGCTCCTTATTGGGCTAAAAAATATAAATTTGTTGTAAAGCCAAGCTTAGGTAATTATGAAACTATATTTACAAACTTTTATTACGTAAGGCCAAGTGACAATATGATCTTTTTTAAATTAGAAGGTGATAATGCTAATAAAGTTGAAAAAGGACAAACATTAATAGTAAAAGGAGATGTAGATGGGGCTTTGCCAAGGGTGGAAAAAGTTACTGTTTTAGATGTAACAGCAGAGTCTACAGATTTTTTACAAGAAGCTGGAGAGATTGGATTTGAAGATATAAGTCAATTACCAGGGTTATACATGAATGTTAAAAACCAAAATTTTAATGTTACAATCCCTGATGATTCGGTTATAGATTATGGAGAACAAGTTGCCTCTACTTCTGCCGATGGTTGTTCGTCAAAAAGACAAGTGGGATATCCTTGTTTTACAACAGAGTATGATGCGCAAGGCGCTGTAGTTTCTACAACAAATTATACTGTTCCAGGTGGTTCTGTTATAAAGTTAAAATTTAAAGCTCAAAGATCTTCAACTGGTTTTCCAGGTGGAGCGCCAGAATATACTTGGGAATGGGAGCAGCAATTTGTTGCGAGTAGAGATTATCCAGATATGAAAAGATGGTATGATGGAGACAATGTAAATGTGCTTTTGGCTTCTCCAGGAAATGTAAATGGGTTTGGTGCTGACGATGTTGTCGCTACTTATGATGCTGGTTATGTAGATGTTTCAGTGCCTGGCGCTCCAATTCCTCCATTTATTTCAGGAAACCCTTATGGTTATGCTGGTAATCTTCCATGTAATAGGTTTAAAATAAAGCTTGGTTTTGTTCAAGACATTCCAGGGGATGCCTCTTCTCCATTGTATTTTGGTATAAATAGTGGTGTTCCTGGAGCTAATAGAGCTTTTGCTTCTGATAGAAAATCAAGTATATCTGCTGACATTGTTGTTTTTAGAGCCAATACTTTAATGATTTTTGAGTCAGAACCTTTAGATGCTAATCCAGATTTATATTATGACGCGAGTGAAATGTACGACATTGATTCTAACCATAATCATTTATCAGGAACAGGAGATTTTGATCAAGATCAAACTTCTTCCCAAGATGCGATTGTTGAGTTAAGTTTTTCAGATGTTTACACATTTGGAAATGGTGTTGAAAGCTATAAAATTAAAGACAGATTAGCGGCTAAAAGTTTTCAGTTAGGAGAAAGAACATTGGCTGTTTCTAATCAAGACTACAAAGAAGCTGATAGATTTGAAGGAATGACTTATAGCGGTGTTTATAGTAGTAATTCTGGAACGAACAACTTAAATGAGTTTAATTTAGGTTTAGTAAACTTTAAAGATTTAGAAACTTCTTATGGGCCTATTCAAAAAATGCACGCTCGTAAAACGGATATATTAGTTTTGCAAGAGGATAAAATTTCTTATGTTTTAGCAAGTAAAAACCAATTAACTGACTCAACAGGTGGTGGTGTTGTTACTTCAGTTCCTCAAATATTAGGAACTCAAATTGCTCGTATTGAAGAGTATGGAATTAGTTTTAATCCTGAAAGCTTTATAACTCATGGGTTTGACACTTTTTTTACAGATGCAAAAAGAGGAGCTGTTTTAATGTTATCAGGAGGCGCTTCAGAAGGAGGCGGTGGAGAAAGCTTAACTGTAATATCAGAGTCTGGTATGAGATCTTTTTTTAGAGATGAGTTTTACGAAAATCTAAATAATCAAAAATTAGGAGCGTTTGATCCTTATATGGATGAATATGTATTGGCAATGAATGATAAGCCAGTACCTATACCTCCTCAAGTAGTTCCATGTGGTACGTCTGTTACTAAAAATGGATTACAAGTTGGTACGGATTTTTCTTCTACAGTAAATTTTGGAAATGTAATTGGAGATGTTCCAATTAGTTATAGCGTGACTTCAGGAAGTATTACAATATCTGTATTATGGAATGGGACTACATCTACAAGCGGAACTTTAACTGGTTCAGGATCTTACACTTGGAGTAAGTCTTTAAACACTCCAAGCAATGCGGTCGTAACTGTAAACTCTGTTGGCTCTTCTTCAAGTTTTACAATAGACTACAATTGTCCTGAACAAGTAAATATCACTGTCGTAAAGGTTGTTATGAACTCATCTGTAGATGCTGACAAATATATTCATGCAGAATATTTTTGGGAGAACACAACAACTATAAGTCCAGTTGACAGTGATTTATGTCAGTTTGGTAATTCTCATTTAATTGCTTCTACTTATGATCCTCAAGTTGGAATAAGATCTTTAGGTGTTTTTCCAAATGATGGAGTAGACTTAACTATAAGATCTAATAAAATAAATTTTGATGATTATGACTGGGGCTATCCTGATGATAACTTTAAATACTTATCAAGTAATACCTTGTATCAAAACAATGAAGCCGATATAGCGTCTTTATTAGCTGCATCTGCAACTATACCAAATGGAAGCGTTGTTAATCCTTCAGAGGGCTTGTATGAGTCTACATTAAGCTCTTTGTCTATACCTGTTAGCAATCAATATTTATACTTGATATATGATTATAGAAAAACATCGTGTCAACAATTTTGTTATGATGCTACTTCTTCCGATTTAGCTTGTTGTGATTGTTCATTTAATTGTGTTTCTTTTTTAGCAAGTACAAATCAGTCATTACAAGATGTGTGTAATCAACCACTGTCTCAAACATATTATCATACTGGATCAGGAACATATCCTGCTTTAAATGATTTTGTTTATTCATCTTCTGTTTGTAATAGTAGTCAAGCAGTACCTTTAACAGCAGGTTATTATAAGTCAGAATCAAATAAATATATTAGAGTACAATCAAATGGGTTAGTAATTGAATTAGTAACTTGCCCTTAAATAAATAAAACTATGGCAACATTAGGAACATACTGTTTCGATGGCGTAAATTTTTCGTCAGCAACATCTTTATATACAGATTCTTCATTAAGCACTTTAGCTGCTGATGGTTATTATGGTCAAGGCTTGATAGTTAGACAGCAGTTAAACGGAATATTACTTAACGCTCAACCATGTAGCGCTTGTTTAGTTCCTTGTGGTTCAGGTCTATCCGCGTCTATTTCTGATCAAAACGGAGTTTTTGATGCTAATATTGACTTAGCAAATGATACAGGAGCTGTAGTAATAAGGTGTTTTATGGGGAACAGCGTTCCAGATGGTATAATTGCTACATGGAATAGTGTTTCAATAAATAGATTGACTGCTGCTGACAATCACAATGGAGTTACACTAATTGACGGAGCTGGAACACAAGTGGATTATGCTGGTATAGCAAATCAAGGCACAGGATTACCTACTTATGTTGGTAACCAAAACGCAAATTTATTGGCCAACAGTCCTTACAATAGTGCTGGATCTTGTCCAACGCAGGGTACTTCTCCGTCAAATTTTTCTTTAGTGTCTGGAACATACGTGGATCAAGGAACAACTCAAAATGTTACAGTTGCTTCTAATACTATAGGTTATGCATCAGATCCTAACTCTCCTGTATTTACTATGGTTGTTCCAAAAACATCCGTAACACCAACAGTTTTGAACTTACAAATATTTGCGCCACTTTGTGGAACAGCATTTAACTGGGAAGTAGATTGTCCTGAGTCTTTACCAACTTTTACAGGTTCACCTCTTCAAGGAGGAGATGCTTGTGCCACTCCAAATACAACTTACTATTTTGTTAGAAACGCGACAGGTACTTCAGTTCCTTATACTGTGAGAACTAATGCGTTGCCAGAGATAGGTAATTTTGTTTTTACAGCAGCTGATGGTTCAGCATACCTAAATGATACCAATACACTTCAATACGTTATAATAGGAGATCCTGGGCCTTCTGGAACAACTGCTTTAGGAATAAGAAATGGAGTCGTTGTGTCTTCAGGGCCTTGTAATCCAACTTAAAAACATATAATATGTCAGATAAAACATTAACATACAACAAAGATTCTTCTTCGCTTCCAAGGTTTGGAGGGCAAGGAGGGTGGCCTTCTTTTTATTCTTTTTACCCTGACTTTATGATAGGAATGAATAGTTACTTTTATAGTTTCAAAGGAGGTAATTTATGGAGGCACAACACTAATCCTCTACGAAATACATATTACGGATCGTTTACAGCATCTTCTATTACAAGTGTTTTTAATCCTGAGCCTACTTTGTCTATTAAGTTATTTAAAACTCTATCTTATGAGTCAACAACAACAGTAGCAGATACGAATGAAGCTCGATGGGCTTGCACGTCTCTTCAAACAGACCTAACGGATGGTGTGCCAGGATCAATGCTTGACACTTATTTTGTACAAAAAGAAGGTGAGTGGTTTAGTTTTTTAAGAACTAATTCAGGTACTGTAAACTGGCAAATGAGGTCGGCAAATGGAATAGGTGTATGTACATCAGTTAGTGGAGCGGCAGGTAATATGTTGATTGAGTTCGCAGGAGCTATTGGATCTATATTAAATATTGGAGATAATGTATATGCAGCAACCTTAGCGTCTGGTGTAGCTACTACAGATCCAATTTTTGTAGGTCAAGTTACATTTAAAACAAGTACAAGCATTACTGTAGACACAACAGTGCCAGGCGGTTCTACACCAACAGTTGGTCAGTTTATTATGTTTATAAAAAACGCAACAGCTGAGTCTCATGGGGCAAGAGGATACTACTTGGAATTTAAACTTGAAAATGACTCAACAGATCCTGTAGAACTATTTTCAGTAGGCAGTAGTGTGATGAAAAGTTTTCCATAAAAATTACTATCTTTGTTGTAAATGAAATTAAATATACGACCATTAGAAGTAAGCGACTATGACAATATACTTGTAGATTGGTGGGCGGACTGGAGGTGGACAGCTCCATCAAGAGACTTTCTTCCTGAAAATGGTACAGGAGGTTATATAGTATACGACCAGGATACGCCTATATGTGCAGGATTTATGTACACAACCAACTCTACAGCAGTGTGGTGTGATTGGATAATATCTAATTTACATTACAAAGATAGGAGCAAAAGAAAAGAGGCTTTAGCTTTATTGGTTGGAACTATTACCAAGCAAGCTGAAGACCTAAATAAAAAATATGTATATGCTTTAATTAAAAATAAACCTTTAATTAACGTGTATAAAAAAATAGGATATGAAGAAGCTTCTACGTATTCTATTGAAATGATTAAAAAAATATAATATGGCAGTAACAACAGCAGCAGTAGTAGGGGTAGCGGCTTCGGCAGGAGGGGCAATAAACTCCTTTAGTCAATCTGCAAAACAAGGAAGGATGGCTGAAAAAGCCGCGGCAGCTTCAAAAAAAGCTATGGCGGAGGCTAAAAGAAAAGCAGAAAAAAACTTTTATGCTGGTTTAAATGTTTCTACCGAAGCTTATGATAGAGCTTTTGCAAATAATTTACAAGCACAAACTCAAAATATACAAGCTCTTCAAGAAGGAGATCCTCGTAATTTAGCCGCTGGTGTTGGTTTACTTCAACAGGCTTCTGATGCCACTGCCGAAGCTACTCGTTTAGGTTTGCAGAAAGATTTAGAAGCAAATGCAAAAATGAAAGCAGATGCCAAAGACGCTATTAATCAAGATTTAAAGCGTATGGATTTAGGTTACGCAAAAGATCAAGAGAAGATTGCTAAAGAATCATCAGCAGCTTCTGCGAAAGCAATGTCTGAAGGAATAAGTGGAGTAGTAAGTACAGTTGGTCAAGCGGCTCAATTAGCCCCTTTATTTGGAGCAAAAAATCTCACTACTGCTGAACAAAATTTCTTAGATAGTTTAAACGCTGCTAACGCTACTGGTCAATAAAAAAAAATAAATAATGGCAAACGAATTTAGCAGACAAGAGTCGGTATCGGATTATGAAGTTTATCAAGGTCGTGAAGGATCTCAATTAAACTTTGCTGAAGAAGCAGCGAAAATTACAGCTGGTGTAAATGCTATAGCTACTCAAAGAGAGGGTAGGAAAGCACAAATACAGTCAGATACAGACGATGTAATTGCTCAGTTAGAAAAAGCTGATTCTTTTCAAAACCAGACTTTAGGTCAAACAGTTTTGTTGGCTGCGAAGGGATTAAAAGAAACTCTTTTAATTCAGTCTCAGTTAATGAAGAAAGGTAAAATAAAACCTTCTGATTTTATGGCTACTCTTCAAACAGCTAAAGACGATATGGCTAACTGGGGTATCGCTGCCAAAGATTGGAATACAAAATTCATTAAATCTGAAGAAAGACAGAAGTTAGGCCCTAATGGTAAGGTTATAGCTTCTGGAATGGAGACAGCTATAAAGGAATCTACTTTAGCTTTTAACAATTTAGACAATGTAGTTCCATTTACTTCGCCAACAGGTAATTCATACTTGGTTCGTTTAAATGAAGACGGAAGTATGCCTGAGTGGGATACACAGAGAGATGCGTATCAAAGTTTTAATAATCTTAATAATTTACTATTATACGAAGATGACGGAGCAAAATACGATGTAAGCACTATTGTTGCAAATGAAGTTAAAAATGTAGGCGCTTTTATTACATCCACTATTAGTGGATACACAGTAACTGATGGTGGTAATGTTGTTGTCACTCGTGAAGGAGCAAGAGAGATGGAAGATGCTTTGAAGGGAAAAGATGGTAAAACAAGATTTAACACTCTTGTTGAGACCATATCAGAAACTGTTATGGGAGATGAATTGTCTATTGCTAATATTTTAGTAGGCAGATCAGCAGGATCAGATAGATATATTATTGCTCAAACAGAGCAAGAGTTTGTAAATAAAGGAGGTACGGATTTAAGTAAATGGATTCAAGCTGATTATACAACTCAACCTCCAAGCGTTACGTTAATAGATGGTCAAGAGGATGCTGCTAAGCAATTTATAAAAGATGAAATTCTTACGCAGTTTGGTCAGTCAACTAAAAAGACTAAAGGTCTTAGTGGTCAACAACCAAATACAGCTGCGGTTACAGGTACTAATCAAGATATAGCTGATGCAGGTTATATATCTGAATTAAATGATGTGTTTACAAATCCAAATGCCGCTTCATCAAAAGCTATTCTTAAGAGGCTTATTGATTCCAGAAATGCTGAAGTTACAAAGCCAGAGGATAAAATTATATCTTTTGATATTTTTGATTCAATGATTGTTATAAAAAGAGGTGGAGGACAAGATGATTTTATTATAGATAGAGTAAGTGACAGTGGTAAACCTGACAATCCAAATACAGCTGAAGATGAGTCATTAGATATTCTTGATACTGAGACTGATATTATGACAGCTATTGACATATTAACTCCAGGTAAGGGTTATAGTAGAGGAAGAGTTAGGGATTTAATTAATTCTCAAAAAATAAAAATAAACCCTCGTATAAGTAGAGAATTAAAAACATCAGTATCAAAACCTCCTCTTAATGTAATAACCAACACGTCTGTACTGCCTTCTGGTAAAACAGTTATAAAAACAATAGAGGATGCAATTGGAGACACGACAAATCTCCAATGGGATAGTACAGTCACAAAGGTTGTAGATGATGTGGTAGTTAACGCCATGGGTGGTGAGCTTAAAAGAGAGCTTGCAAATCAAGGTTATGGTAGCCCAACAACAGAGGTGGTTACAGTTGGTGGTGAAGAGTATTATAAAATAAACATAGCTGGTAAAGAGACGTCTATTAGAATTAGTGGTGGAGAAACAAAAACAAATATTGCAAACCAAGTAGTTGACGCGATTAATGAAGCTACTAAGAAAGTTAACAAGAAAAGAGAAAGCAAAACTATTATGAGTTTTAAAATATGGAAACGATCAAATCCAGGAGGAAACTTTCAAGACTATAAAGTATGGCGTAAGACTCAGTAATAATAAATATTTATGGAATTATTAGACGATTTATTAGGATTATTAGAGGGTATTGTAGATGACAAAGAAACGCTTCAGGGTATAATTGACTCAGAAGGATTAGAAGTTTTGTACGATGAGATTGATCCAGAGGCATTTCCTACAATGGAAGGTTATTTGTCTTACTTTGGTGAGCTTCAAAAAAAAAAAGAAGAAACTGGAGATACTCCTATTATTTCTCCAGAGGAAAATACGGAATCAAATACACAAACTCCTCAAGTGGAAGGAGCTGGATCTTCGGATTCTTCACCAACAACAGTTGATATTCCTCAAGTAGAAGTACCTCAAGTAGAAGTACCTCAAGCAGATGTAGATGAAGCCAATATTAATGTTACACCAAACATTGAGCAGGAAGAGCTTCCTGGTATATTAGATCCTACTTCTAATGCAAAAAAATTATATGAAATTGTAGATGACGAGATTGTTATTTTAGGTGACGATGGAATGCCTAAAAAAGACAAGGAAGACGAGACTTGGCTTGAAGAAAGCTGGCTTGGTCAAGCAATGGATTGGGCGTTTGATGATGTTCCAATTTTAGGTGTTCTTAGTGCTGATTTTTGGGGAGATATGTATCGTGCTATTGGTAACGGATACACCAAAGGTCAATCAGTAGATGACTCTATTGCTTTGTTTGCAAAAGGAAAAAATATTTCAGATCAAGACTTACAAGAATACATAGCTGCTGTTAAGAGATCAGAGAACGTAACTGTTTCTGATGAAATGAAAAGCTTTCAGAAAATTTATGATGAAAATGGTGGTGGTGTTCTTGGCTTTATTCTTGGCTTTGGATCGAATCTTTCAATAGCTCCAGAATTACTTATTGACTCACTTTCGTCTATGATTAATCCAGCCTCCGCAGCAGCGGCAGGAGCAGGTGCAGCAACTGGTGCAGCAACTGGTGCAGCCTTAACAGCAGTGTCTGGCCCTGGTGCTTTATTTGGAACAGGAGCAGGTGCTATAGGTGGTGCTATGGGGGGAGCTTCGGCAGCTTTAGAATTTGGTATGTCTTATACTGAATTTATGAAAGAAGAAGTAGAGGCTAAAGGAGGTAAATTTGATGTTGAAGGGATAAGAATGGTTTTAAATGACGATCAAGCACTACAAAGAATTAGAAATAGAGCTGCTACAAGAGGTCTTGCTATAGGTATGATTGATGCTATGACAGCAGGTGTTGCTGGAAAAGCTATTGGAGGTACAGGAAAAGCCCTGGCAAAAGGAACAGCTAAAAGATTAGCTGCTGGAGGTAAAGGAACTGTAACCAGAGCTATGGTAAATAAAGGAATTGAGATATCCGCTGGTTTAGGTGTTGAAATTGCTGGAGGTAGTTTGGGTGAAGCAACCGCAAGAGCTTTGGCTGGTCAGGAAATGGACGTGGCTGAAATAGGTCTTGAGGGTTTTGCAGGTGCAGGTAATGCTCCTATATCTTTAGCAAGAGGTATTTATACTACTCCAAGATATAATTTAAATGGCGACCTTGTTACAAAGGATTATATGCTGGCAACAATAGGAACTGCAACTCCAGATCAAATTGCTGGTATGAATATCGAAATAAAAAACGATAAAAAAATGCAGTCTGTAATAACAGACTTAAAAGCTACAAGTCAATTTGATGCGGACTTACAAGCTCTGGGTGTTCCTCCAGGGCCTCAAAGAGATGCTATTGTTAAATTAGAATTAGAAAAAAGTAAATTACCTGATGCAAGATCTGAGGCTACAAGACAAAGAAGAAACCAGATAGATCAAGAAATAAATTTTCTCATAAATGAATCATCTACTATAACAGAAACAGTAGAGATATCAAGAGACGGAAATACCTTTACAGAGGTGTTGTCTGTTTCAAAAGCTGAAGCAAGAGCTAAATTAAAAGAAGAAGGAATAGAATCAGCAACAGAGGGGCAAATTTCTGATATGCAGAAAGCCATGATGGAGCAGCTTAAGAACTCTGATACGCAAGCTGAAAAAGCAATTATTGCGGATCAAAAAATAGCTGATGACATAAAAAAAGAAGTAGAGGAAAGTATTACTGATCAAGAAGTTCAGGATAAAATAAATAAAGACACGTACACAGACAAGGAGTTTGATAACGCAAAACAATTATTAATAAAAGAGAAAGTAGATGCCATTCAAGAGTCAAGCACAACGCAGGTGGATGTACAAGAATCTTCCAGAGATGGCGAAGGAGTGGGAGAAGTCAACGTCCAAGAAGAAATTACCGAAGAGAGTCCAGCCAAAAATGAACAAGAGAGTTCCGAACCTACCACGCAAGAGGAAGCGGAAGTAGTTGAAAGCACTGAAGTAGTAGAGGAAGAGAGTCGGCCATTAAAAGAAAAAATAAAAAACATAGTAGATGAGATAGCTGATGGTGAAAATGGGTTTTCTAAGAAATGGTTCAACCCTGTACTTATGAAGAAAGCTGGTATAACTACAGACGAAGATGTTAAAGAATATTACATACAAAGTATAGAAAACGGAGAGGTTATAAATGATCTTAATAAGGAGTTTTTAAATAATGAGTTTAAAAGACTCGGTATAGAAAACAAAAAAAAGGGAGTGGATAGCAAACCTAAAAGTTTTGAAACCATTCCTCCTTCTCAACGTAAAGGAGGTACTCAAAGATTTAAAGTTCCAGGGAGCAGAACTGTTGATGTAGAAGTGGATGCAGAAGGGAAAGCTTATGCTGTAAATAGAAAGACTGGGAGGCCTTTAGAAAAGACTCCTCCAAAAGCTCAAGAGTTTATTTTGAAAAATGTAATAGATGTTAATGAGGGTACTCCTTTACAGTTAGATGAGTCTACTAATTTAACACCAGAGCAATACATTTCTGAGATTGCAGAAAACTCTAACAACATAAAAGAAGTTGCGGAGACTATTGATTTAGAAAGAAAGAGATCAAAAGAGCTTAGTAAATCAGAAAAACAAGAATTAGCTGATCCTTTAGGTATATCTTCATTAATAGGTAAAATAACTGAACAGCAATTTATAGACGCGAATGATGCTAACAATGTTACTTCTAACATGAGGCGTTATTGGTTTGCCAAGAAACAAAAAAATATGTTTGGCAAAGAGACTGGACAAGATACAGATACTCGTGGCTTAGATGATTTAGTAATGGAGCTTGATGGATATACTCAAGAAAGAGAAAGCGACTACATTCAGCAGGTTGTTGAGTTTATAATACAAAATGATACTGGAAAAGTAAAGGCGCAGACTGGAAAATCTCCTGGTTTAGTAGATTTAGAAATTAAATTTGAAAAACTAACTGGACTTAAACCAACGAAAAAAAATATAGACACTGTTGTTTCAATTGATCCAAACAGAGAGCCGAATACATTAACGGATACAAAAAACAAAGAAGCAAACAGAAAAGCGGCTTCCGAACCTGGAGTATTTACTAAAGGAAAAAGAGGTATAAACCCAAAGAGAATAACGCAAGGTAAGAAAAAGAAATCTACTCTTGTGATAGATGCTAATGGTTTAGTTACTCAAATACAACTTGAATCAAAAGCAGCAAAGGAATCTGAAGCTTCATATAAAGCGGCTCAACAGAGAGTATTAGATCAGATAAAAGATCTTCAAGTAAGAGGTGTGGTTAGGGCTAAACAAGCTTTAGTTATGACTCGAAAAGTATTAAGAACAAATTTTAGTAAAGAGGCTCAGGTAAAAAACTTATCTAAGTATGTTACTGATGTAATGAACTCAGCTACAATTAATGATCAAATAGCCAGAATACAGAAAAAGACTAAACGAAAAAAAGGAGGAGTTCTGTATAATATTAAAAAAGGAAAAGTTGGTGCAGATAATAATGCGTTAATAGACGTTTTAAAAATATTAGCAAAAGCAGAAATATCTTCTATACCCTTAGATAAGTTAGATTCTTTTGAGGCTTTAGTTGATATTTATGGAGCAAGTAAAAAAACATTAAACATCCAGAATGTAGGCGCGGATACTAAGGCAGCTTTGGATATTATAAACAGTCTTGATGCGGAAGCAGATACAGATGTAAAAGTTGAAAAAGTTAAAAAAGAAAAAGAATCAAAAGAGTATAATCTTGATGAAGCTATAGTTGAAATAAAAGATATAAAAGCTGATACTGATTTAATATCAAATAAAGATTCTAAAAAGATTGCTGAAGAACTAAACTTAATTACAGATGAAGATATAAAAGAGTTAGTAAATGAAAATGAAGATGGTACTTTTGATTACTCTATGGTAGAAAGTTTACGATCTGTCATGCAGAATCTTTCTCAAGGTATTGTGACTCCAGAAGCTAATAATATTTTATTAGAAGTAAAAAGTAATAAGGCTGCGAAAATTGTTACAAAGCCATTCAGTAAAATAACTTTATCAGGTATAAAGAGAAACTTTAAAAACTTATCTTCATCCATTAAACTTGCAATAACAAGCAGAAGTCCTTCAGGTAAAAACATAATATTAGATAAAGTAAGATCTAATGTTGCTTCATATATTGATGATGCTTTCGGTAATTTAAATAGCACTGTAATATTTGATAACACTTTTGGTTTACTTGCTAAAACATATGAGGCTTTTAAAGTAAACACTGATCAAGGGTTCAGTAAAATAGAGTCGGCTGAAAAAGTTCTGGAGTTTGATGGAAAAGGAATTATTCGTAGAACAGCAAGATTTGGAAATAGTGCAAACAAAATTGTAGCTAAAAAATATAAGATTAGATTATTACAGTTAGCAAGAGAGCATATTTTAAACTTAGATAAAAACGGAAAGCCTAATAAAAAAGCTCCTTCAGCAAAAGAAATGATTGATGCTACGATAGAGTTTTATAAAAAACCAGAAAACAAAAACGTATATAAAAACGATTTAAAAATATTAGAGCAACTTGTTGAGGAATTTACTGTAGATGGTGAGATTAGTTTAGATAAATTAGAATCCAGCTTAACTAAAGGTGAAAAAAAGGCTTTATCAATATATGATGAGGTTAATAATAGTTTAGCTGAGAAAGGTTTATTTACGTCTTCAGTTATTAGATCAAATAGAATAGACTTATTAAATGGATATTCTCATAGAGTTGTTTTATCAAATGAAACAAGTGCAGCTATTGATGAAAAGGCTGTTGAGTTTTCTAAGGCTTCTACAAAGTCTGGTACTTTTGAAGGTAGAACTAATGGGCCAAAACCTATTAGCTTTGATCCTTCTTTGTCTGCTCAAAGAGGTTTACAAGAAACCAATATAGATTATTTTATGACCTCAAAAATACGAGAGGTTATGAAGACTGTAAACAAGGTTTCAAAAAATATGAAAGCTGATGGTACTGACGCTCAAATTCAAGCTGCTGATGCTTTAAAGAAGTCAGTAGAAGAAGTGATAAAGATTACTTATGGAGAAACTATGAGACCAGTTGGTGTTGGTGAAATGTTTTTGAATAGGATAAAAAGAAATGCTTATCAGGCAATATTAGCTGGTGTCCCAAGGATGGGAATAGAACTTGCTTCCAACCTTAGTTTTGTTATGGCTAATCCGAAAGCAGCACTACTTGGTTTTAAGAAGTTTTCTGGACTTGCATATTTGGGAGGCAAAAAAGGTGCTGATATATTAAATAATTTAGGATCTTCTGAAACCACTAAGCAATATAATGCTAAAACTTTTACTTCTCGATTTGCTGATATGTCTAACTTTGCTCAAAGCTCGCCAGACTCAATGAGAGCTAAAAGTGGGTTTATGAATGTTTTAGGTATACTTGGAAGGTTAGGCCCAAAACAAACTATTAGTGCTATTGATCAAATTGCTGGCGCTATTATATCTACTCCTGATAGAGCAATGACCAGACCAATGTGGTATGGAACTTTTGCTTTAAAATTTGAGGCTGAAACAGGAATTAAATTAAGTAAAAAAGATTTTGTTGAAATAGGTGAAGGAACTTCTAAATACCTAAGCGATGAATATTCTGATGCGGTAAAGAAATCTACCGCAGAAGCAGATAGAATGGGTGTTAGAATAAGTAGTTCTCAAAACCCATTTAAAGGTGTAATAAAAAACATGAGAAGAAATGATCCTAATCAGCCAATGCTTTTAAATACTTACAGGGCTGTAAATAAATTTATGGCAACCTTTAGTTTATTTGAATACGGAACAGTTCGTAATGCAGTAGGGGCTTTACAAAGAAGTGGTGATATGAGCAAGAAGCAAGCTGTTGGAATTATGACCGCTGCAACTGTAAGGATGACGATGTATCCTCTTTTATTATCTCTTGTTTCAGACGGATTTGATGAGCTGTTTACTGACGCAGAATATGAAGAAGATGATTCTTCGATTGAAGATATGATCACTCGACAAACAATTGGTACAGTGTTAACTTTAATGACTCGAAGAAGTATGGGTAATATACCTAACCTTCTACCTGCTTTTGGTATAGAGAAGTTTAATGAATATATGTTAGGAGAATTTAGAGAAGGAGAGTATGATCCTTTTAAGCATTCTATTACATTTTCTCAGTTTAATGAAGGAGATTTAAAAAAGAAGGGATTAATAGAAACCACTATTGGATTACTTGCTGGGCCAATGGGGCCAATAATTAAAACTCTTCAAAGAAGTACAGATTTAGCTGTAAGATCTATTACTAATAAGACAGAAGAGAGTAGAGAAAAAAACAAAAAAGAACTCACAAATCGTATGGCTCTGGAGCTTATGGGTAATTTAGGCCTTATTCCTTTCTATAAAGATGTAAGAAGAGTTGTAATGAAAGAAATGTTTGAAGATGACGTTGTTAAAAGAAGAAAAACTAAAAAAGCTAAAGAAAGAAAACAATATTTAGATTTTTTAAAAGATAATGATCCAAAAGAATATAGATACCAGCTACGTCAAGATAAACTAAAAGATTCTGATAAAATTAATTCAGATGTAATTAGCGGAGGAGATGTTATAAAACAATAAACGTATGGCTTTTGACGAACATAAATGTATGATAGACAGTTATAAAATTTTAACTGGAAAGGAAGACTATAAAGATATGCTTGAAAAAGATGAGCGTATATATTTACTATTTAATCCTTCAAGACCTCTTATTCCTATGGAAAATGATGTTTATGATAATGTTAGGCAATACTTTGAAGATATCCAGGATTACAAGAAGTGCGCTGAAATACACTGGGCTAAGTGTAAGGCTAAAAATTCTTAGAATAATTTTTCCTTTCCGCTTCCAGTTTGTAGTACAAAAACGCTTGAAATCCATTCACGTGTGAGTCTGTTGGAAAAAAGTATTTCCATCCTTTTGATCTTCCTTTATTTATGTAGTAGAAAAAAGCAACTGCAACTTTACCTCCTGTCTTAGAAAAATTAACGCAAGCACTGTGATCTGAAGTTGGTATTATTTCTTCAACAGTAAAAGCTTCATTGTTTACGTTTCCAACTCTTGCGGTGTTAGAGTATCTTTTTGCGATGGTTTCACAAAACTCTTGTAACTCTGTAGCTATTCCTTTATTCATAATTTCTGTTGTAGTTTTTTTATCTTCAACAATACTTTAGCTGATTGAGGTAGTTTTTTTAATCTTAAAATTTCTGCTATTATATTGTTTTTTTGATCTGCTTTAGACTTCATCAGATAAAGATTTAATTAAATCATTCATTAGTATAATTATATTTTTAGCCTTTAGCTTTGCTTTGTCGTGGTCTCTATCCATTAAATCTTCGTACAAATCATCAGTCAAAGAATGCATACTGTTAGACACATAGTTTATGTGGTTTATCGCTTGTATGTCATCAGCTGATATTGGATTTGCCATTAATCTATAGATTTTAATATAAGGCGTCCGACTGACGGATCAATTTTAGATATAGCTTTGTATAACTTTTTAGACTTAGACTTAGTAATATTTCTCTCTGTTTGAGTAGACTCCGTACCCATATTTGTATAAAGTGAGCAGTCTATAAAAAGCAAAGTATCAACTTTCTTTTTGTCAGTCCATGAAGTAAAATTCATGATTTTATCTAAATCTTCAAACGTATATTTACATTCCATTTAATAAAGTATTTACTTTTCTTTTAAACTCGTCAAACCTATCTCCAACCCTAAAACCCCACTCTTGACTTAACTCTAAGTATTTGTGATATTTTCCTGTGTAGTCGGAAAGCTTAGTATTTAGCTCATCCACCTCCAAATTTAACATTTTATTTTGATTTATAAGGTATCTTATCCTTGTTTTTAACTCTTGGTCTGAAACTTCAACAGAGTTATCAACATTTCCGAGCCACATATACATAACATTATTATGCTTACTGGCCAGGTTTTTATCAAACTTTAACAAGAAAGGAAGTTGTTTTAAGCTATGTAATACTGTTGCATGGTTTTTGTTTAAAACTTTTGCGATATCACTTAGTGTCATATTTAAATGTTTTCTTAGAATTTTATATAATATAGCTCTTCCGAACACATAAATTCTCTGTCTTCTTTTTGGGTTTTGCATTAAATCAATACCTAACTCTTCGTTTATAATTAATATTATATTGTTTATTCCTTTATCAATAGGTTTCATTTTATATGTAAGTTTAAATTAATTAAATCGAGATAATCATCAGAACTTATTATTTTTAGATCCGACAACATTAAAAAAGATCCTTGTGTTCTTATTATTTCTAATGCAAAAAATATATTTTCATTTTTATATTTTACCGTACCTCCCAATATTTGAGATATATAATCATTTACTGGTAGATATAAAACTTTAGAGTCAATGTATTCAGAAATAACTAAAGACAATCCCAGCTCAAGGGAGTCTAAAGCTTCAAGATATTCCTCATAAACATCATATCCATCATCCTTTATATACTTCAGTTTTAAACCCATATTTTTTTAATTCTTTTATTCTAAACTTTTGAAGATCAGACAATACTCCTTTTGGTTTTTTTATTTCAGAGAAAAGAACATCACATCCTGGAGGAAGCGCTATCAAATCAGGTATACCATTTTTATTTGTAAGTTTCAGTTTTATAACATAATACCCTTCTCCTTCAAGTTCTTTTATTCTTTTGTTCTGTATCTGTTGTTCCGTCATATCCGTTTTGTTTCCAGTCAATCCAAAAACCAATTCCTACCATTATATGTAAAACAATAGACAAAGCGTATTCATATAGGTCATGCCAGGTTGCAAAGTGTAAATGTACGTGTCCAATTACCCAAAATGGTATTGCCATTTGTTGACTGTACCAAATTAAAAAAAATTTTATAAACTTCATAAGGACAATAGATCTCTTTTAAAATGTCTTAGGGTGTAATCTTTTTTCTTTGTAACAGCCTTGTATATTTCTTTTTCTATACCATCTTTTGAAAATACCCAATAAACATCGCTTTCCAATCTTTCTTTAGTTGTCATACGATCCCTGGACTGCCAGTAACTGGTAGCTGAAAAATCAATATTATAATATACCAGACATTCAGCTTTCCGTAGAGATATTCCTTCTCTTCCGCTTACGATTTGCAAAGCTATGGTTTTATTTGTTTCGTTAAATGTTTCTAAATCAGTACATAAACCATCTCCGTAAACTTCTTTTAGTGCATTTAACTCTTCCTTGAATTTATAAAATATACCGATTTTAGCATCAGCAAAGTTATCGTGTATAAACTCTGCTTTACTTAAATCAATAATCATAGAGTTTCCTGATTCAAATTTTACAGTTCCTGAATACATTTGATGAAGCTTCATCATAAGTTTTACTGGAGTATCAGCTAATATCACGTCTTCACTTCCTTCAATAACTAAATGTTTTTTTAATTTACTTGTTAGTTGATATGTCATCGGACTCATCTCTACTTCTAAAATATGTTCTTTAGTGTTAATTTTAAACCCAGCTTCTTTTTGAGTATAAGAAATAGTATGTGGTTTCATCTCATCAATAATTGATTGTAGGCCATCTGAGTAATCGTTTATGTAAAGAGAATTGATTTTTCTTTGCTTAACATTTACGTATTGTTTAGAAAACTTATAAAAGTTTACATAATCACTAAATGGATGTTTACGAACTACTGATACTTGATGGTACATTTGACTAAATGATTCAGGTGTTGGTGTTCCAGATAAGAATATTACAAAAGGATTGTTTTCTAAGATCAAAGAACGAACTTGCGTTGATCTTTTGTTTCTTTTTGGAAACGCTCCCATACCATGGGCCTCATCACAGATTACCATATCCCAGCCTCTCTGGTCTATTTTATGAAGTGATTCGTAGTTAATAACAGTAATATTGTAAGAAGGATCAAGAAGTTTATAGTCATCTTGTATACTGCTTATAGCTTTTTTCTTAGTAATAAATAAAAGGTTAGAGACTGGCAAAAGCGCACTTACACCCAAGCTCGTGAGAGTTTTACCAGTTCTTACCTCCATTGCAAGATAAACAAATTTATCTTTTAACAATAGAGGCTTGGCTTTATTAATTATTTCTTTTTGATAGTCTCTAAACTCCATATTAAAAATCTAATCTTCCGTTTTCTTCTAACTCGTGCTTACTTCTAAACCTTATCCATCTACCTTGTGAATCTCTATCTTCTTCAGGTTTGCAATTGTATTTGTATACAGAATAAGCAGTAAGCCATTTATAAAATTTAGTTCGTGAAACAGTAAACTTAGACTTTGGAGCAAAGTCTGGATTGTCTTCAACAAAATCTAAATATAGGTCACTCTTGTATACCCTTCCAGCTTGCTTTAATTTTTCGTGTTGTGATCCTCCACCTATTTCTCCGCTCCATTCTAAAAATTCGTGACAAGTTTCTGCTGATAATTGTCTTGTCTTTAGGTTTATAAATTTTGATTTTATAAGGCCATGATTCATATAAGTTTGAACACAACTTATCATATAATTATCAAATTGACACCATTCATCATCATCCCATTCTCCAAACATAAGTTTTCCAAATTCCATAAGTGGTGTAAAATCTTTGGTGTAGTGCTGGGCTAATTCTAATTCCCATTTTCTTCTTTCAAAAGATGATCCTTTACCTTTGATAGCGTAATTTGTTGTTATAGAGACTTTAGGTGATTTACTAAATGGAATTTTTATAGCATCTTTATTTTTCTTTTCCAGGACTAAGCCTTCTGTAACAACAGAAAATAATCTTTCAAAGTCAAAATGCTTCTTCACATCATCAAAACATAATATTTGAGTATCAACACTAACAGTTTGATAAGCAAAGCTTTTTTCAAAATTAAACGACTTACCATCTATAAATACTAATTTTTTCATATGACTCAAGGCGTTCATAAAAATACCCTTACCTGTTCCTCCTTCTGGATTATCTGATATTACCTCATCATTTAATATTACTGCTGGACAGTAGGATAAGTTTTTCCAGGCATGAAGTAAATACCCTATTGTTGACTTCATAGAATTAACTCTGTTATCATCTTTACCACAAATGTTTTTAATAAATTGCTGGTAATCACAACTTTCTGCATCACATTCATTAAAAACTCTATCTATTACGTGATCTTTCCATACGTAACCACCTAAATCTAAGTAGTCGATTTTTATAAGTTGATTGTTAGTTATTTTTACTGCACAATTTTTATAATACAGATAGGCACTATCTTTTGTATCTTCTATAAAATAAACCGCAATAGATGACAGAAGGGTTAAAAACTCTTCTCTAAAATACCTGGTATGTTCAGCAAAATAATTATAAACACTTAGATCGTCTACTTCTAATAGATAGTTTAAAATAAAATCTTTTATTTCTTTCTCAGAAGTGTGATCTATTAAGTTGTTAGTTACTCTTACAAAAACATAATTCTTACTTCCTTCAGGGTTAAACTTATAAAATCCATTCTCCTCCAGGAATTGCTTGAAAAGTATGTGAACTATTTTTATAACTCCTTTGTCGTTTTTTGTCCAAAACTGATTGTTTGCATTTTCTTCATCTAAACGAGCCAACACATTGTCTATGGTAGCGACCTCAATATCTGACTCTTGCAATTGAGATCTAATTTCTTTTTTTGGTACACCTCTTTTTAACTTCATTCTTAAGTTGTTAAGGCGATCTTCATCTTCATAATACTTTGTACCAAAATTATGCTTATTAGAATAAGCACTTCGTATTGTCCTTCTTATCTCTTCTCTATCAAAATTTTTTGTTTGATAATTATTTAATACTGACTCAGCTAAAGATTGGTATACTCCAAAATCATTTAAAGCGGCAGCCAAAACATAAGCATTATTGTTTCTTTCTCCTTCATTCATGGGAAATTTCTTTTCCCACCATTTAACTAATATTTCTACTATTTTATTTTCATCCGTTACTGGTATTGTTGGTATATCAGTATTCTTATTTACTTCGTTGTATTCTTGTTCTTGTATGCTATCCCATAAACTTGACTGAGCGTTTATGTGAATTAATGGATCATAAGACTCATAGCAGACTCTTGAGACGTTTTTACAAGACTTATCGAAGTAATCGCTATCAAAATGTTTTTGAAGGCTTAGGAAGTAGCTTTTATGATTCTCTGTAATTGGAGGTATTTTAACTAAAACTTTTAAGCCATTACCACTTGGAGAAATAAATACTGCATAAACATATTTATCTTTTGAAAGCTTTTCTTTTTCTTGTAATAAATCTTTACTTGACTTGTACCCATCAAAGTCCAAGCATATCAAACCACTATGCTCTTTTAAAGCTTTGTCATTTCGTTTTGTAAATTTTCCACTAAAACAAATTGCTGGTAGTTTTTGCTTTAATATGTTCCTATTATTCTTATCTTTTTCGGCACGTATTTTTTTAACTATATCCTTGGAAGATCCATCTTGTATTCTTTTTAACACCAGGTTTATATTTCTGTAGAAGGGTTGTGATGTCTGTTTTATGTCTTTAAATATGGTTATGTCCATTTTATGTTGATTTTATGTTGATTTTATTTTACTTAACTATCTCTTTATTAGTTACTTATATATTTTAATGTCGAAAATGTCAATAATATATAATAATAATGTAGATAAAGAAGTAGTTGTTTTATATTTTTTTCTATAGATCTCTTTGTAGAGTTAAATTTCTGTCATTCGACACGAGACAAAAGATAAAAAAAGGGAGCGTAAACTCCCTATTTTATTCAGTTAGGATTAATTAAAAAGGAAGCCCATCTCCTTCGTCCACTGCATTAGCTACAACCTTCTGCTCTGTCTTCTGCTCTGGTTTAAATGTATCAATGGCTACATAATGTGTTTTACCATATTGATCTGTTTCTCTTTTTTTCTGTACAATAAGTTTTACATACTTTTTGTTGTTGTACTCAAAAATCCAATCTTTTGGAAGATCTGACAAGCAAACAGATACTGCTACCTGGTCTCCGTCAAATTTTTCTTTTCCACTTCCTACGTAAATTTTGTCTTTTACTTCACTCATGTTTATTAATTTTAATTGTTTGCTCCATATAGCTAATTACAGATAACATAACTTCAGTTTTATGCTCTGCACTATTACAAGACATTGGAACTTTTATCCATATAATAGTATTTTTCTTTGTTCTTTTTAGGTTTTTATAAAGTCTGCCTATGTATGTATGTATGTATGTCTTCAGTCGCTTCATTACTAAAATATTTTTGATACACTTCTACCGCTTGCTCAACTTTCTCCTGGCCTCCTTGTATAAATGATTGAGAACATTCAAATATACCAAGTCTTGCAGTCCTTTTATCTATTACCAGGAATATTAATGGCTTTCCAAATAACCTTTGATATATGTAGGCTTGACTATCGTAATTATAGGTTTTTGCACTATACATAAATTTATCGATATCCGAACTTGTTTTAATGTCAATAATTAAATTACTTTTATGATTTAAGATATCAGCCTTTCCCTTCCAATCTAAATTCATTATTTTTTGAATTTCTGGAACTTCGTAATCATTATTCTCTTCATAGATAAGATCAAACATTTCCATATTAGAAGTCATCTTAGTACATAAAAAATCTAATTGCTCTCTTTCTTTTGTAAGCAAAAGCATTTCCTCATTTGATTCAGCCAAAGCCTCTTTATATTTAGTAGTAGATCTTGTTGATGCTTCTACCTCCTGGAAGTCTCCTATTTTATGTGGCTCTAATATTTTGGTGTGGAAATATCTACCTTCAAGCATTGGCTTTGTAAATTCATTACTTACTCTAAACTGAGTAGGATTCTTTAATAACTTTCCTATGTCTGAGTTTGATAGATATTGCTGACCAAAATCTCCATAATATTTAGCATCGTCTTCCAGGTTTTTAAGTATGTCTGCTTTAGTCATTTTTAAAGGATTTAGCTAATTCTTTTTTCACTACTGCTTTTATACTATACTTAGACTTAAGATTTTTTACTATCTTCTCTAAACCTAATTCTTTATTTTTTGATATGTAAGTTAAAACTTTAGCCCAATTCATATCTCCAATCTCTAATGTGATTAAAGTTTCAGTCTTTTGTTTTGTTGTGGTCTGTGTCTTTTTATGTTCCTGGATCTCTGGAATTATTAAAGTATCTTCATTTGCATAAAGACTTAAACCAAGGCCATGCATAGCAATAGCTTTTGCAGTTGCTCTTTGAATTGCAGTGTTAACGTCCATAGAAGTTATTTTGTCAACAGTAATAGAGTTATGCCTAAAATCTTTAATAGGTAAATAATCAATATGCTCTATATCATTCACTATTATACCTACTTTTACATAGCCAGTCATTCCGTCAGAAAACCAATTCAAACCTGTTTCTTGCGCCTCATACACTATACGTTGCGCTCCTGGGTTTGATTGTTTTAAATAGTTCCAGGCTATTGCCCAGGATAAATAATTAAAATTTCCTTTCTTTTTTACGTGCTTGGAAACATCTTTTGCAACCAATTCTTTAAAGTAATTTTCATTTTTGCTCATTTGTATTTAATTTTAGATTTAAATCTTTTATTTTGTTTGCATACTTTAATAGTATGGCTTCTCTTTTATTTTTTAAGTTCTGTATATGCTTATCGTTCTTTCGAGTGTTTACCTCTGTCTTTATCTTTGACTCAATTAGTTTTAATTTAAATAAGCAATTTTCAATGTTTAATTTTAAACAACCTATTATCCAACCATACTCATAAAAGAAATCATAATGATCACTTTCAATTACCTTGTAATAATCTCCATTTCTGTTTAGATCTAATATTTCAATCCTATCACTAAACTTTTGAATCTTTATACCTTTACTTAAAACACTTTCACCATAAGGCATATCTTCTTGAATGCTATTACTACATGATTTAGCTTGAATAAAAACTTGGTTTAAATTATACATTATTATCTTTTAATATCTCCTGGACTAAATCATTAACATCGGTATCATTACTTATTAGATCTTTTGCTTTATTATATCCATGTATTATAGTTGAATGGGTTACCTTAAAATCATAGGTTTCCAAAAACCTTTGTATGTAAGATATTCTTATTGGTCTTTCCATACATAAATAATATAGCATTTGCCTGGCATCTACTATATCTCCTCGTCTTGTAGAGGTAAACATTTCATCTAAAGTTAGATGAAACTTTTTTGCTACCGCAGTAGCATAGTCATCAAATATTTGTTTCTTCATTATTGATTAATTTTATTTAATTCAAATTGTAAATGATTTATAGCCTTCTGAAGATCTTCATTAGGCGTGTTATGTTTTCTGTATGCTCTTAAAATATAAGTACAAGCAGTTCCTAAATTATAATTCAAATCAAAATTATTCACAACATCTATTGCGGTGTAATTATTTTTACCATCATAATAAGAAGGAGTGTCTACTTTAATAGTTTTATCTTCGGTACACTGAAGTTCGTCTGTCCTGGTTTCTGTATAATTCATATTAACCATTTTATAAATTTATATAATTGAATAGCAATTAAGCAAGAGATCGCTCCAATGAATGACCATGCTACAAGTTTCATATTTTTATCTTCTCTTCCCATAACTAAATACCTAAAGGATAATCGTCATCTTCCATAGTAGTAACCTCCTGGCTTGTATCCAAAGGATCTTCTTCATCATCATTAATGTTATTAATAATGTTTGAACACATAGCCATGTGTATAGCGGTGTTCCTTGCTTGTGGGTTTTGAGGGTTGAATGACTCAAATAGCATTCGTAGTGTATCGTCCATAATTTGATTAAATTTTAGTTAAACTTAGTTCACAAATATAGTGTAAAACAATTATAAATACTAATTTAATCGTATATATTTACTTGTAAATTTATTTCCAGGTGTTCGTAATACCTTCCTATTTCAGAGTGAACAACCTGGTCTTCTCCTATGCAAATTTGAAAAGCCTCCAGGCCTCTCTCTTCGAGATCATATAAAAAATCTTCAATTATTTTTACATCTGGATAAGGGCTATACCATTTCAGATCAAAGATACTTGTGTATATCATCATTCCGTCTTTTGTTTCTTTTAAAAGGGAAAATAAATCTGGAAAAACAAAACGCCTTTCAGAGTTTTGAAGTTTAAACAATCTTACCTTTTCTGTTTTTGGTATTCCTATTATTACTTGACTACTATATCCCATTGTTTTGCATTTTATCAGCCCATATACAAGCCTGGTTATAAATTCCGTTATCATATTCTTGAACAAAGTCTACAAAGTCATTAAACCAGGATATTTGAGGTTTAATTTTGTTGATCTCGTTTGTTGCTTCTATAAAATCTCCCATTAGTTCGGTTATCTTATTAAAGTCTCTGTCTTTTTGTGTTTCCGCGTATGCCATAATTATTAATATTTATTTTCTTGAGCGTATTCCCATACCTTGGTATTGAGATCATCGTTTACCCAATCCCAAAAAAAGTCTGTTATATCTACTCCGTTTAATTCTACATTTTCTATTTCTAAATCAGCTTCAGGAGGGTACTCATTATCTCCGTCATTCCAATAAAATTCGTAATTTATATCTAATTCATAGTTATCTTCAACTATTGAGTATGTTCCTTTTGTTTTCATAAGTGGCCTCCGATTCTTAATTTTTCACATTCATACCTATACTCTGATTCTGACTCTACTTCGTTCATACCTTCCAAATCATCTATTCCATTTCCAAGAACAAATTCTGATTCATTCATTTTATGCTCAAGATCGTCTATCCAATCCTCTTCCTTATAAATTATAAATTCATCTATACTTGTGTATTTACCATTGTCTATTCGATAATGATCAAATTCATTTTCATCAATATCTGTTTCAATTTCAGCAAATTTATGGTAGATCCGTCTTACTTGTATTTTTACCTTCATTATTAATATTTTTTAGTTCTTTCAATTAAATTTAAAACATCGTGTATTTCTACTCCTTGGTATTTGCAATTATTTGTTATGAATTGCTTTATAGGTAATTGCTTTGGATCATCAAAAAAGTCTCCTAATTTTTTACCGCTTTTAATTTGAGCATCAGCTAAACGCTTAATTACTCTTTTCACATACCAATTACTTGTCCAATAGATACCGCCTTCTCCGTCTGTAATTTTTACATTGTCTCCAGGTTTGTTGGTAATATTTTTATCAGCCTTCCAGGTATTTTTCTTTTTATCATAACCTATTATATGGCATAGAATATCCCTTAATTGTTTTACAGACAAATACTCAAATGTATTTTCGTAATGGTCTAATATTTCTTTTTCGCATCTGTCTTCAATACTTTTTATTAATTGATCAAACTTTGCGTGTCCATACAATTCTCTGTAAAAGTCTCTAAATTTTGTGTATTGAGTTTTTTCTCCAAACATTGTAAAGTTTGTATCATAATCTAAATCTTCAATGTCCAGGAATTTTACTTCTCCAAATTCCTGGTTTGTTAGGCCTCCGTTTACATGAGTCTCAAAGTCTAAACCTTTTCCATTTGTGGTGTTAAACGTAAACCCAAATCTTACATAATCTGTGTGCTTCTGTGTTTTTAATAGTTTCATTTTATTTGATTTTATTTATTAATTAATATGGTTTTAAATGTTCTGTGTTGTTCTCTCCGTTAAATCTTTCCTGGAATAATAATTTTTCTGTGTGATCTTCAATTATTCTTTCTTTATCCTCCAGGGTTATTCCTTCGTACTGATCAATTAAGCCTTCTAAATAGGCCTCGTTTTCCATTATGTCGCTACAATCTTTTGTATATGGATAATATGGAGCGATATACGTACCGCCTCCGTTTCCGTCATTCCATATAACAACATTCATTTGATTTGTTTGCGCTTCATATCCAAGGCCTCTTCGAGTATTAAAATACCTTACGCTTCTTACTTTCAATTTTTCCGCAAATGCTTTTTTATCTAATGCGTTTCTTAATAACCTATCTGCTTCCAGGCTTACTATTTTTTCTTGTTCTTGCTCGCTCATAATTATAAATTTTTTCTTATTGCTTTATACTGCTCTACTTCTGATAATATTTGATACTTATAATGATTTGTACATATTAACAAGGCTATCTCTCTGATCCAATCCAGGTTACTCATTCTACAATTATCAACATCAAGTTCATAGAATTGTATTAAGTCTTCCCTTATATCAGCATACTCTATGTTAATGGTATCCTTTTCTTTACTCCTGGAAAGTTTATTTATCTCTCCTTGCATTGCCTCAATTCTGTGGCCTAAAAATTTAATGGTTTCGTTTTTGCTCATAACTTTTAATTATATATTAATGATCCGTTTTCTGTAAATTCATATTCATTAGCCTCACAAAGATCCGTTAAACCTTCATCAGAATAAACATATTCAGTCTCCTGGTGTAATTGTTTCAATACATTATTTAGAGAATTGTTTTTCAATCCTTCAATTATTTCTTGATCCCAAAATGTACCTGTTAATTCACACTTATCCGCTTCCAGGCTATCCAAGGCCAATTGATCGTACTCACTAAACTTTATGTACTCGCCTCGGCATGGGCTTTGGCTGATTGAATAATCGTTTCTTCCGCCTATTTCCTGGCTTAATTTTTTTATACTATCAACTAACTCGTACACTGAAAATTCATTCAAGTCGTGAAAATTTTCTCTGATCCATTTAAAGCATAGTTCTTTGCCTGGGTGTTCGTGTATCTGATAAACTTTTGTTTTAATTACTCTCATTTTTTTTATATTTAATTAGATTAATTTTCTGCAATATAGTTATTATAAACATCTTGTGCAAGTTTTTTAAACTTTCTTTAATTTGAATTACCTAACCATTGGTGATATATGTAGTCATATTCTACATTCATTATTTCGGCAAGCGCTTCGAAAATTCTTTCCCTAACCAGGCTATCGCAAACGCCTATTAAGTCGTATATTTCTTGATAGTTGTCAAGGCATTCAAAAACCATTTTGAAATTTATATTGCTATCGATTTCCTGGCCTAATTCATCTGTTGAATATTTGGCCAGGTAAAACGCTTTTACGTTGCTTGTCGCTCTTAATTTAAACTTCATCGGTATCCCATTTAGTTACTGGAAATGTTCCCTTGTATCCTAATTCAAGCGCTCTATCAAAACACATTCTTAATAAAAAAGGCCTACTCCAATTTTGATCCATTATAATTTTATTTATTTCCTTTAGATCTGATTTGTTAATATACTCTTGCGTGTATTTTACTCTTCGTTTATATGCTCTCATAACTTATTTATTTTACTTTCGATTATTACTTGTTCGTTTTGTTCACTTATGTTTATTAAATTATTTATTTCTTCGTGTATTTCGTCTTGTATCTCGAAGGGATAATTTCCTTCTTTATACTTTATAAATTCATTATTTATTAAAAAATCTACAATTCTAATTGAGACATCTCGCGTGTCATCGTTTGTTATTGTTTCTATATTCATAACCTCTCTGTTACCACTTGTCATTAATTCTTTATTACCTATTTTGATAATGTTAGACTTATACTCCATAACTTATTTATTTACATTAATAAAATAATTTGCGTACTTTCCTCGTTCACTGCAACAATTATAATACTCGTACTCGTTTACCATTGTTTCAAACTTTTCAGAAGATCCGTTATTTAATAACATTGGGCTTGTCCAGGAATTATTTAACATCATATTGCAAGCGTTTAAATAAAGATCATGGCCTTTATCATATACTTTTTTAGCCTCTGTTTTATTTATTTGCTTTACTTGTTTGTTACCTATTTTAATAAATTGATTTGTATACTTCATAACTTTGGTATTATGGGAGCGTTTCCGCTCCCTGGTTTATACTACTTAATTAAATTTCTAATCGCTGAAACTTCTATTGTTCCAAATTTATCGTGTACCTTACATAAATACTCTTCGGCCTCAATAAATCGCGCTTCTGTTGTCGCGTTTTCGTATTGATTGCGGAATTTTATTAACTCCGTTATCTCTGTTTTTATCTTCGGCATCTTGTATATTTTTGGCGTTTTGCATTCCAACATTTTTTAGTATACATTTTCTTTTTATACTTTGACGTTTTACATTGCCTGGAGGCGCTACAACTTGTAAGCGTTGGCGTTGCAAATATTAAACAAATTACTATTGTGATTATTTTTTTCATATCTATTGAAATTTAAATTCTCTTATTATTCTTGTTTGGTTTGTTGGGCTTGTGCTTGTTAACTTTACTACGTTGTAGCCTCTACAAGTATACGAGCGCTCCGCGTGTTCTTTGCCTCCTGCTCTTCTGAAGGCCTTAAGCGTTTCATCTTTAGTTATTAAATTATATTCGCGCTCTGTGATTTCTTCAACAAATGTAACACCAGGTAAAAACGTGGTTTTTGTACTTGGGTTTTTTTCTTGCTTTGTTCTTGTCATTGTGATAGTCATTTTTTTGCGGTATTGTGGGAGCGTTTCCGCTCCCTGGTTTATAATTATATTGATTCAAAAATTATTTCTTCGGTATCTGTATTAAAAAGTATTTGAAATACTTCTTCCCATTCTTCGGAAAGGTTTAAAACTATAATATCATCTTCGCAGTAATGAGATAAACAAACTTTATTTGTTAGCTCTAAATCTTCGCCATAACTTAAGGCGCTGAGGTCTTCAATCGTTACCAAATTTTTAGCCTCTAAAATTGCGCTTCTTTGGTCTTCTGTAAGTGTTTCAAATGTGGTCATAAAATTAAATTTGTGGGAGCGTTTCCGCTCCCTGGTTTAGATCTATTTATTAAGTTTTGCATTTAGTTTTAAAATGTGGTACGCCATAAAATTGAAATAGTTTTCAACTATTCGTTTTGTGGTGTTTTTTTCGTTTGGGTAGGTGTCAACTTCCTGGAGGCGTTTTGCAAGTTTTACAATATCATCGTTATAAAATGGAATATTTAAAACCGAAGGAAGGCCAGCAAGCCAATGAGCAAACCGCGTTTGTTCGTTTGGGTGTCGTGCCTGGTTGAATCTGTGGTTAAATTCTGATTCATAACAAGACATAACAAAGGCCAATTTTTCCGCGTGTGTTGTTGCTTCTGTTGTGTGGTCGTCTGTATTGATTGCATCAAGCAAATAATTTTGAATATTTGAAAGATATTTTTTTGAGTTTGTGCGTAACATAGTTTTTTAATTGTGGGCGCATTTCTGCGCCCTGGTTTATATTATTTTAATAAGTTTAAAAGCATTTTTAAGGTTTTAATTTCGTCTTCTAAATTACTGACAAGGTCAAAAACTCCGTTCGCTTCTAATTTTTCCGCGGTAAAATCTTCAGTTATTGCTTTTTCTGTTGGGTTTCCGAAATCAACTAAATTTTTAACCTCTTGCGCGTCTATTTTAATATTGTTTAACTGTCTTAAAACTTCGCTTTTTACTTTTACTTGTATTGAATGCATAATGTTAATTTATGGGTTAATGTTTATATTTTGTTCAAAGATAGTTTAATATTTAAGTTATACAAGCGTTTTTTTAAATTATATACTTGTTACAAATATCTTGAGCGTGTAACGTGCTGATAATGTGCAAGTTATAAACGTAATTTATAATCAATATAAATAAGAAACATTTAATATTTTAAGCGTTCGCGGAGGTATAACCTTCAATGTCTTGAAGTGTAAAAAAGATCTAATATTAAAAGTTTAACAAAGGGATCTTCTCTTTCCTGGAGCAATGGAGCGCGCGAGCGGTGGAGAGCGTGCCAGGAGTAACCGCGGAAGGGCGAAACGTGGCGAGGCGGTACGGCCTCGGCGCGTGTTCCTGGTGCTGTGCTGTTGCTCGTAGCAAAACGCCAAAACATTGGAAAAAATATTTTAGCATTTGATTTGACTTTTTTAAAAAAAATCGTTTTCCTTTTGGGGATCGTCAACGTATGTGTATGTATTACCCTCAAGTTCTATATGTCTGAATAAAAAAAAATTTTTTTAGTATATTTGTTTTTTAACTAAAAGAATAATATCATGCATAGCAAAAACTTAAACCCAAGAGACTTTGTTAACGGACTTTACGTGAAAGATGGAAGGTTAATAAACGATAGACCAGATTCAATGACTGGTATTCAAAAAGCAGCTTCTATAAAAAGAGCTGTAAAAAATGACCGCAAGGTTAACCAAATATCTGAAGCTATAGAGCTTGCTGATAACAAAAAACATTTCAGACAATTAAGATTTTAGTTCACTCACTAATTTTTATTTTGAAGGAGAATCTTAATAGGTTCTCTTTTTTTGTATAATATGTATAATAATCGACACAACAATGTTGTATTAAAAAAAAATCGGCATTAACTAACTATCTCTTTTTCAATACTTTATATTACTATTTTTATTAAATGTCGAAAATGTCGAAAAAAATACTATAATAATAATAAAAAAATAGTAGTAGTAGTAGTAATATATATATAAGTAAGTAGGAGCAATATTGTTTGACATTCGTCATTGTCTATTTAAAATATATTTTGTACATTTGTTTAAATTAAATTAAATACAATGAGCAACTACATACCAAAGGATCTTGAGTTCGATCAAGTCGGAAGAAACAAATTAATTAGCGGAATAACAAAAATATCTAAAGCTGTAAAAAGCACTTTAGGCCCACGCGGAAAAACTGTTTTAATAGAATCTTCTAATCACACGCAAGGAATTACAATTACAAAAGATGGAGTTACTGTTGCGGAATCTATATCATTAATAGATCCTGTAGAGAACTTGGCTATTACTATGATGAAAGATGCGGCTCGAAGAACTGCTAATTCTGCTGGTGATGGAACTACTACTGCAATTGTTTTGACTGAAGCTTTGGTAAAGGCTGGTGAAAAGTTTTTACAACCAGAACATAATGTAACTGATGTTGTTCGGAATATAAAAAAGACTGCTGACAATGTTGTTTCTAAATTAAAAAAACAGAGTCGCAAAGTTACTTCTTCAACATTAAAAGATGTTGCTACTATTTCTTCAAACAATGATCCAGAGTTAGGTAAGATTATTTCAGAGGCTTATAAAAAAGTTGGAGTCAATGGAATAGTTACAGTTGAGAGTTCTCAAAACCATGAGACTTATGCAACAGTTACAAACGGAATAAAAGTTGATAGAGGTTATACTTCTAATTTATTTATCACTAATCAAAAAAATGACGAAGCAGTATTAGAGGATGCTTTAGTTTTAGTTTGTGATCAAGAGATAAGTAATATACTTCAAATAGAAAATATATTAAAACCAGTAATACAACAAAACAAGAAACTTCTCATCATTGGGGCTTGCTCGCCTAATGTTGTGAATACCCTGGCAGCAAACGTGGTGCGTAACGGACTTAAGCTATGTAATATTATACCTCCAAACTTTGGATATAAACAACACGAGCTTATGCAAGACATCGCGTTGTCTGTTGGGGCAAAATACTTTTCAGAAAAAACAGGTGATAATTTAAATATGATTACAATGGATGACTTAGGTCATGCTGATAAAATTATATCTGGTAAAAATCAAACTGTTATAATAAAAAGTGATCAGTTAACTGAAGAGATACAAAATAGAATTAAAGAATTAAAAGAACAGCAAAAAAATACAGATATAGTTTCAGATAGAGAGTTTATCAATGAGCGTATCGCAAGTTTATCAGGTTCTATTGGAGCTATTTATGTTGGAGGTAATTCTGATGTAGAGCAAAAAGAAAAATATGACAGGGTAGAAGATGCTGTATGTGCTGTTCGTAGTGCTTTAGAGGAAGGAATTGTAAAGGGAGGAGGTTCTTCTTTATTTGCTATTGGGGAACACCTTGAGGTTCAGAGGTTTAAGGAAAAGCCTGAAGATGAGTTTGATGACAAAGATGTTGCAGATGTTATTTTAGGACACGCAATGTGCAAGCCTTTTTATCAAATATTAGATAATGCAGGTATTAATGATGAAGGTGCTTCTGCAATTCTTTCTAAATCATGGGCCTTGCCAAAAGACCATGGTTATGATGTTAAAAACGAAAAGTATGGAGATATGTTTAAAATGGGAGTCATTGATCCTTTAAAAGTAACTCGTTTAGCTTTATTAAATGCGGTAAGTGTAGCTACAACAATACTTAGCACTAACGCTATAATTACTCACGCAAGAAAAGTAGATGATCAATAAGGAATGGTTGTGGATGAACTACAGTAAATTAAAAAACAATACAATGAAACCAGTTGGAAAGTATATTATTATAAAAACAATCACAGAAGAGGTTAAAACTTCTTCTGGTTTATTGTTATCTCAAACGGATGTGGATGAGTTTAGATATAAAAAAGGATCTGTAGTAAAGCCAGGGACGGATGTTACTGTTATAAAGGCCTCAGATTTAATATATTACGATAAAAATTCTGGTCACACCATGATGATAAACGATGAAACATATACTATCATTCAAGAACGCGATGTTGTTATTGTTCTTTAATTTCTTTGTTTAATTCTTTTATCATATTCCTATACACTTTATCCATATAAGTAATATCATTTTTAAATAAAGGATTTGAAACTGGAGATTCTGATATTTCCTCTCCGTTAAGTTTTTTGTATATGGTATTGATAACGCGTTTAGCTTTGTATGTCAATTCATATAGAGTCGTTTCATTACCACTTCGCTTTCTCCAAACGTGTATCCACTCATCCTTTAATAATTTATTGAAACGATTTACATCCCAATACATAAGTTCTTCGTATTCTTTGAATTGACTTTTATTAAATATTTGTTCGCTGTATAAAAATAGTAACATTTCTAATTCAGGTGTTCCTAACTTGTATTTTGCTTTCACCCAGTACCTTATAACTCTCCAGTATTTTAGAAAATCATGATCAGGCGGCTTTCTGGTAGTGTTTTTTCTTGGATATACCCCTTTAAATTTCATTGAATTAAATTCTTATATTTGTAAAGATAAAACAAATATTTAAAAGTATATAATATGGGAATGGGAGCTGGCCCTGGAGGTCGTAAAAATAAAACTGCTGCAAAAAAATCAGCGCCAAAAATGACTATGTTGGCTAAAAAATCTTTAGCTATTCAAAAAAAGAAATTAGCTAAATGTGCCGCCGCAGCAAAAGGCAAAGGCAAAAAATGTAGTCTTAAAAAAACTTCAAGACTTAGAAAAAATATAGCAGGATTAAACTCTACAGGAAAGACAAAAGCAAGAAGAGGAGTTGATAAAGGTGTAGAGTTTGGTAAAAAAGTAGCTAATTCTAAAACTGGTAAAATAGTTGGTGGAGCTATTAAGCTTGCAAAAAACATAAAAAACCTTGACTATAAAGGAGCTGCTAAAACAGTTTCTTCTACAGCTAAAGACGTTAAGAAAGCTAAAAAACTTATTAACTATAAAAAATTATTAAAAAAGAAAAAGAAATAGTATG